ACGCTGCTGTATTCGGAAATCGCTTCGTTCACCGTTTGCTGGCTGAGATTGTAGACTCGAATCACCGCCGTGTTCGGCGTCTCCACATCGCTTGCAAAGACCTCGAACTTGAAGTGCATGTTTGAAAGGTCCAGAGCGTTCGTTGCATTCGCCAGAAAGAGGTTCGCCGCCCTTCCGAATTGTGTGGGAGAACTCGCCATCACGACACCACGAAATACAGATTCCCATCCGAACCCAAATTCGTGAATGTCGGGACCGCATCGGTATCACTGGAAGTCTGTGCCAAAAGCATTCCACCGATCCCCAAATAGGCGAACTGTTCAAGCAGGTCCGCACCCGTGACCATCGGAACACCCGACAGGATCGGATTCCCGTTATTGTCCGCGATGTCAATGATCCAAGATTCGTTCACGTCATTCCAGCGCACGGTAAGCTGATATTGAATGCCAGCCAGTGACACAGTGAGCGTCTGGGGAGTGGGTTGTAGGGGAATTAGGTAGGGTGTCATACGTCCCGCCACAGGCCCCGTTCAAGGTAGCCGTGAATTTCCGTCTGGGTCCCTTGCAAATGGCCAATCATTTTAATCGAAGGTTGCACTGTAATTGTTCCATCTTCATGCTCTTTGACCTTATGGTTTTTCAACACTCCAGCGCCACAGTTTGGCAAATAAAGCCACCAAAGACCATCTTCATCCTTCCAATAACACAGTGCCGAATCATCAAGTTCAATGTAACTTCCAATTCTCTTGACTGCACGGCCTTTTAGTAAAATCATCATGGCAACCTCGAAGCATTGAAGTTAGGCGCCGGTTGCAGATTCACGTTCCCTTGGTTCACGGTTGGTGCCGTGTTTTGAGGTTGCGCCTGCACGGCCGCGCTGCTCAACGGAACCAGCTGCGTCGTAGCTTGAATGATCTGCTTCAGGTCCACATGGACCGTCATGCTGTTCTCGTTTTCCTTGTCTGTTCTCAGAGACACCCGCTGCAGCACCATGTTCTGATACTGCCGCTTACCCGTGTTGACCGTGCAAAGAACTTTTCCGGATTTGAGACTAAGCAATTTCTGGTACAGATTTTTCAGAAAATCTTGATCCTGTTGGGCATTCTGCGGGCTCCCAATCGACCACGCATAAATCAGACCAAGCCTCGACGGAAGATCGAACATATGGTCTGAGATCACCGAACCAACCTCGACCGGATGTTCCGTAACTACGGATTCATCGTCCGATTCTTCCTCGACTACGGCATCTGCCGTGATCGTGGTCACTTGAAGTGCTGAAGTGACTTGAATCGTACCAGTGGTAGGGTTCACCTGGCCCGAACCGCCTGAGCCCGCCGTGTTGAGGCCGATGATGTTTCGGACTGGCTTGATCGTGACCGGAATCGCTGGCGTGCTCATGCGAACACCCCCGCCATGTCGCGGAGCAAGGCCGCATTCACGTTTTTCTGTTCGTCCCGAACGGCCTTCCCTGTCTCGCGCGGATTCGTGGCACCCTCGACCGTGATATGCGTCTCTTGCTGGAAGCTGGCCACTGGCTTCAGGAACATCGACTTTTCGCCGAGTCGCCGATTGGTCAAGTCCTCACTCCGACTGTACCCGCCAGTCCCAAGCATTTTGTTCCATCGTTCAAACTGTTCCGCCGCTCCGGCATAATCTCCGATGTTCAATTTCTTGAGCAACGTCGAATTCGCAAATTTGCTCGCGCCGACGTTGTAGACGAAATCCGTCAAAGCCGCGAGTTGATTCTGATTCAAGGGAACCTTTACGAGTTTCAGGACCGCCTCGGTCGCTGCCTTCGTATCCTCTGAGAGCAACCGCAATGCGGTCGCATTGTCGATCCCGCCCGCGAAGTTTTCTCCAGGACGAATACGATGCCCGAAACCGATGGAGTACCCGCCCGCATCCGGATAAGCCTGAAGCCGCTTTCCCTCAAACTTGGCAATCCATCCCTCTACGGCGCCCTTTGCTGCGTCATACGCCTGGCCCAGATAACCCTTAGTCCCTTCATAAGCTCGTCCTACAAACTTTTTGACCTTATCGTTGTGGAGTGCCAGCCAAGCCAAAACCACGGTAGCGATGATTCCCACGATGGCCCAAACCACTGGACCCCCAAGAAAGGCTCCTCCGCCTGCAACAGCCTCTCCGCCGCCCACAGCGCCCGCCGCCGCCCCGCCAATCCCAAACAACCCACCTAACCCCCTCAATACCTTGAAAGCGCCAATCGCACTGCCTAGGATCGCCGCAATTCCGCCGATGGCAGTAGACCACCCCGAAGTTGCCTTGTTCATCTGGAGCATGAAATCGACTCCCCGCTGGAGCCAGTGAACGATAGAGATTGCTGCCGGCAGAATTTTGATCCCAAAGGCCAAAGCCAACAGTTCCACGCTCGCCAAGAGTTTCCGAACGTCCACCATAAAGCTGTGAAACTTATCCGCGCTCTGGTCAATATTGATCCCTGCCTCTTTCCCCAATTCTCGGAACTGCCGCTGTGCCTCTACCAATTGAGGCAAGTTCTTTTCCAGCATGAGAAGTGTTCGTTCATCAATCCCAAACCTTTGGGCATACTGCACTCCCAAGAAATAAGGCATTGACCGCAACTTGTTCACAAGGTTCAAAAGGTTCTGTACGTTGTCCGCCGTCTGCTTCACTCCCAGACTCCGGAGAAGCATTTGATTCCCCGGATTGGTCCGCAACGCCGCCGCCAGATTCTCCACAGCACCGGCCGCTTCGTCCGCATTGATTCCGATCTGTTCCGCCGCAAACCGGATGGACATGAGGTTCGTAACCGATGCCCCAGTCCTCTGACTGGCGAAGTACAACTTCTCCATGTCGGAAGCCGTTTTCAAAAGCATGACGGAAAGGGCCGTGCCCGCGACCGCAGCGATCTTGCCCAACTGCTCGACTTTTGTGGTGATGACGTTCAGTTTACTTTGGAAGTTTCGAAAGCCCTGCTCATCAATGTCATAACCCAGAGCAATGAGGAATTCCTTGAGTATGTTCGTGCTTCCCGGCATGTCGCGCCCTCACTTGCCCTGCTCTTGCATCCTGTATTCGTTTTCAATCTTCACATCCAACGCATCGTTCATCCTAGCAATGTCACCGAGATCCAACGTCCCATCTTTCAGACTTTCGTACTTGCACATGCCTTCCACTACCGGACGCAAAAGCCAGTCTTCCCCCGTTGCCATTTCCACTAGCTGGACGCGACTTTGCCCACCTCTTCTTGGGAATCGACTTGGGGTGAAGGAAAAAAACTTGCCAGATTCTCCTGGATTACCTCAAACGCCAGTTGAAGAAGCGACATGCCGTCAATGTCCTCAAACATCAGGCGGTTAGCTCCCGCGACCTTCACCGGAGCCCAAATAGCGCCGGATTTCCTTTTCACGACTGACAGACACGGGAAAATAATCTTCTCGAACTGCTCATCTTCCATGCCTGAGAGTGCTTCCGCAAGTGGCCCGGCCAGAAGTTCCAAGAATGGCGTAACGTCTCTTTCGCCGTCTTGGCCCGTAGGAAGCTGTGGAAGTTTCTTGGCTGTGACCGCAAGAGGTGCGATGATCGGAGACAACCGACGCAAAAGATTTGCTTGTCCAAAAGCATCGAGTCTCCCGATGGAATACTCGACCCCCGCTACTTTTGTTTCTTTCATCGTTTTTACACCGCGTTAGCTAGAATCCCGGAACCGAGCACCGGGTCAATCACTCCCGCAAGGAAATTCCATTCAAGCATCCCCGCTTCCTTGCCATAGTCATTTCGAGGATGCTTCTCAAAGGCCACAGACGTGCAAGTGTAGTCGTCTCCGGTAATGAGATTCGTGACCACCAAGACGTTTTGCCCAAAGACAAGCGAACTCGCAATCTGCAAATTGTACATCTGGTTCAACAGCGCATTCACCGGGGAAGTTTTTAGCAATCGCACGAGAATGCGCCCCGCCTTGCTTGGATTCATGGAGATCATCGGCGTGCCATCGGCACCCGTGACGAGCCGGGCCTTGTCCTCTAGAAACTCAACGGAAATGCCTTCCTCGGCATCTCCCGCCCCGGAGCCTAGAGAGATCGTGCCTCCCGGACCCGTAAGTGTGGCCGCAACGTCGAGAAAACAATAGGTCGGCATCGGAAACTCCTTACGAATTCACTAGAATCGAAACGTTCACGTCCTGCACGGCGCCGGCGAGTTTTCCGGCAATCTGGATCGGAACTGAAATGCGCGAGGCGCGTTGCGCTTGAGTTTGCGTCGTGACGGACGGACCCCAGATATAGTAGCCCTTCGCCATGACCTGTCCCGTCTGCAATGCACCAAACCCGTTCCCATTCCACTGCCCCGGGCCGAGGAAACCGTTCTGCACGAACTGAGCGCACACTTGCGCGATTGTAGTGATAATCATCTGCGTGCCCTGGTCCGTCTGCGGAACCTTTGTCGGCGAAGTGTAGAGCAGGTTGTAAACCGCCGTCTGGATTTCGATTGCCCAAACTGCCGCACCGATGACAGTATCCACGTAGTTCCCGCTGGCACTGGTTCCCGCTTCCAGAATGGCTGTGTTGTTATTGTAGGAGACAAAGACGTCGCAATTCTTTGCCTCTAGGGCTTGAACCTGAGTCAACGTCAAACTCTCCGGCGTAATCCCAGGCTCTTGCTTGTACATGAGGGTGATGACGGTATTCTGGCCACCATAGTTCGTGGTCAGAATCCGCGCGAGCGCACTCACGACGGCATAGGGGTTCGTGCTGCTGTACTGCACCATCGTGAAGTTGTAACCCTGTTGCTGCAAGAGATACGCGATATCTGAGGTATCTCCAGGAGTGAGGACTGTCGCCTCTTGTGTCGTGACCCCGTAGAAGTGTTTCGTCGTGTCAGCTTCAATGTACGGAGCGATGGCAAGATGGTCCGAATCCGCGGCACCGATGATCGTCAGACCAAACCACTGCATTCCGGCTTGATTGTCCAGAATAGTGACCGCCGTCAACGCACTCTCTGCCGCAATGCCAGTCGCTTGATACGAACCGGAACTTCCGACCGTCAACCCGAGCATCGAACTGATGTCCGTCACTCCGCCACCCGTTCCAGGTGTGGCGAAACTGACGCTTGAATTTACTCCCGTCGAACCGCTCGTCACGACGAACCGATTGTAAGTCGAACTCCATGCAACCGTCGCGCCCGTCAGAACGGTGTTGATCTTTGCCGCCACGGCATTCATGTTTCCGATCAGCGAGAAGTTCAAACCCACGACATCTTGGGCCGACCCGCCATCAATCGTGATCGTGAATCCACCATCCGTGATCGAAGTCCACGCCCCAGGAAGTTGTTGTGCTGCCGACAAAGCACCGCCGAACAGTTGACCGCTCGAAGCCGTCTTTGCCCACCGACCGATGGAAAGCTGTGTAGGCTGAGGATTCTGCTCGAACCAAAGAGCAGCAGCTAGATATTCCGGAGCCGACGTTCCGAAGTCCGCCGCCACGGCCGCGAGCGAAGCGTAACTCCGAAGACGCGAAACAACGTCGATCACCGAACTGGAACCGAGGATGAGAAGGGTATTGATGTTCTGCGCTTGCGCCGCTTGAGGAGTAAGAGTGACATTCACGTTGATAAGCCGGGAAATCGGAAGTGTGTTACTCATTGGTTCTCCTCACTGTCGCTCACCAAAATGGGAAGCGTCTGTGCCTCGGTAATAACCGAAGCCTGAACCGTTTCGATGTTTCCACTCGGGTACGTGTAGTTTTGTTGCCGCCGCGCACGGAAACTGACATCCTGGCCCATCAGCCACCGTCCCTTTTTCAGATAAGGAACTGTCAACGTCTCGCCCACGTCAACCAAGGCAAGGCCGTTCAACTGCATCACATAACGATTTTGCTCCAACATCAAGCCCATAGCAAGCGTTTCACAGAACTGTTCCGAGTGTGGCCCATAGAAACTGCACAGAACGGACAGGATCTCGTTTCGATTCACCGTATCCGTGACCTGCACGGGCACATCCGGATTCAAGGGATCGGGAGGATAGGTTGTGTGAATCACGGTTGCAAACACGTCGCGCGTCCGTCCCACCACACCTACGGATGCCCAATCCACCCCAAAGTCCGGCTGATTCACGGGCTCAGGTTGCCAGCGCGGATACACCAAGTTCCCCGCGAGTCCTGCAATCCCCGACACCAACTGCTGTAGCAAGTGTCTCAGCGGCAGATCGTTCCATTCTAGGTTCGTATCAATCGGAAGAGTGGCCGGAAGTCCTGGGACGAAATCCGTTGGAGCCGGAGGGGCCGCACCCCCGCCAAATGGAGTTTGCCCAAACGGAACCTGTCCGAAACCGTGAAGTTTCCGGGGAATGATCCAGCTAAGACCCATAAGGCCCTTCTCCGAACGGCGCTATACCGAATCCTGTCTGCCCACTCGCACTCGGCGCGACAGGCGTCAATTCCTTGGTCTCAGTCGGGAGATCCACAATGTCCATGCTGTTCGCAATCATCTTCACGAATCCACGGCCATAATTCGTGTAAGCGTCCACAGTCACGATCAAAAAGTGATTTCCCTTCCAGAGCACGATGTCCGGTTGATACTCCACTCCATCAATCGTCTCGCTCTCCCCGCGGAGAGAATTCTGAGTGAGAATCACGATGCTGCGCTGAGTGATTTGTGCGTCTGCGTACCGTTCGAGATCATTCTTGGAGGCCGGATAAACTACTCCCTGAACATTGGAGAGAACTTCGACTTCCAGTTTGGGCTCGCCGAAATTGTTGACCTTTTGTTTTCGGCGATACACCGTCAACCCCGTGAGAAACCGGGGATTGGTAAGAACTCGGGATACGTCCACCATCGCCATTCGGCAGGTTCCCTTTTAGAGTGCAGCCAAAATCCAATATTGAGTGCCATCCCATTCAACTTCTACAAATCCACCTGATTGCGTGGCACTTGGAGCATTCCAAATCTGATATTGTGCGCCCCAGTCATCAATATTCGTAACGCCATCGGCTGTCTGCACATTCACTGGGGCTCCGCCCGAAGGATTGCTCGCTTTGATCCGATATTTTTTGCCAACTGCAATTCCGCTCACGGGAAGAATGATGTCTTGATTCGTGGCACCGTTTGCTAGAATCAGATCATCCGTTGGCAGCACCGCATAACTCGCCGCACTTGTGTTAGTAATATGGCTTCCTTGGTAAGACGGATTTAATGACGGGCCGTTCGACGTGAGAACGGTTCCGGCTGGTCCTGGGGGAATATACTGCCGATCCTTGCCAGTTGAGAATTCGCTCATGGAAGACTCCTATCTACAATCATACAACCGTTTCACTTCTCACGAATCACAAAACTGATTGCGTTTCGCAATTTGCCCGTGTCGAGCAACGGCTTGATCCCTGTCCTTCCTCGCCGGCGCCGTGCGGCGAGCGTGCCGGGTTTCAGCGGCACAAATGGACCCACGTCAATCTTTCGCTTGATTCCCGAAGCCGCTTTGATCCCCGCACTCATCAAGTTTTTGTGAACTCCTGCCGCATCACCAGAAATTGCCGCCTCTGCCGCCTTTCCCAAGTACGGTGTGATTTGGTCTGCGTTGTCTTTGATTCCAGGTTCCATAAACGGACGTGCGGGAATATTTGCCGTTGGGGCACCATAGTTGTGAATGTAGCCGAGTGCCGCATTGTTAATCTCGTTTCCCGACTCTGAGCTATCTCGCCCCGCCTTCTCTGCGGGAACGCCAGCGAGCACCTGTGATTTTTCCAGTTTGCGGAGTGACTTTTGGAGATCATCAACGTGGTCAATCGTCTTGACGACCTTCAAAGTCATCTTAAGCAGGGGACGCATCACTCAACTCCCGAATGTCGATTGACCTGGCAGACAGTTAGGCCCGCTCCATGCCGGTCCCCCATCCTGAGCGCCTGGGACAACCCCAGCGAGATCACCCGATCCGCAAGGTCCGACCTGCATTCCTCCCGCCCCCATCATCTTTGCAAGATTGATGAACCGCGTCCCATAAACAGTCAAATTCCAGTGGCCCGCACCTTCCTCCAAAGTAGTCGCTGTGTCGTAACTGACCGTGACTTCGCCGGCGCTTTCGTTATTGATCGCGCCGCGACTTTCCCCTGGCCAGCCCTGATTCAAGGCCGTTTGCTGTGCCTGAGTTTCGATCACTAGATTGTGGGCAATGAACAATTCTATCCCGATAAGAAGGACTGAACCCCACCGCGGCGCATTCAGCATGAGGAAGGCGAGCGTACACCAATATCGGAACGCACTTTCTGTGTAAATCGTCTTGTCGGCAAACTCCGGGAAATCACTCCGGAACTGTGCGGAAGTCAGAGTTGACGAAGTTGGAAGAGAAGGTGGATACGCAACAACCGTGCTCACGATCACTCCATCGTCGTAAACGATAGCAATCGTATCGTCCACATCTGGGACAAGCGTCGTCGTCACCACATTTCCCTTGAAACTATAGGTAGAGGGATTTTCGATTAGTCCATTCAAAAAGAACTCAAAAATGGAAGCGGGCACAAGCGGCAAGACGAATTTTTGCTGACCCGCTTTTGCCGCAAACCATGCGATTTGTCTGCTCATTGAATCCTCAGTGCGGAAATTGTCGAAGCGTTGTTTCCTCCGCTGTTGTTTCCCGCCGCTGGCTCCATAAGCTGCGAAGCCGTTGTCGAAGTACAGCGAGCCGTGAATGTTACCGCTCCGCTTTCGACTGCCGTACCGATCAAAGACATCTGCCAATTCTTCACAGCCGCAGTCCCTACGACTGGCCCCAGTATATACCCAGAAGCGAGCACGTTTGTACCGTCATAAATCTCACAGGTGAAGTTCGCCGCTGCCGTTGCGCTTGTGGTTTGCAAATCCACAGACGCATGAACAAGCCACGTTCCTGCCGTCGTCGTGGTCACTGCCGGGAAAGTTCCCGAGGAAGGCGTATAGCTGCTTGTTCCTAACGTGACGGCGGACGTGATCTGATTCGTGAGATAGGTTGCGGTTGGCTGTCCCGTAGAATTTCCAGACCCCCCATTCGCAACGGGCAAGATTCCTTGAACCTGAGTCGTGAGATTGATCTCGCTAACAGCCGCAAGACCGAGAAGGACGCATAAAAAAGTCAGCGTGAGAAGTAGGGATTGGCGCCTCATTCCTCATGCTCAATACCGATAGTTCGCCTTGAAAACCGATCCCGAGGGACAGGAATTCGTCAACGTGATTGTGGCCGTTGCCAGCGTGTAATCCGCTCCCCCGGCCACTAACAACTGGCCGTTGTAATAAAGCGACAAATCCGCTGCTGGATTCGGCGTGTGCGCGAGCGTCAACGTCGTAGTCGGGCACGTCCCAGTCGGCGTCTCATTGTCTGAAAAAGTCCCAGTAAGCACGGTCCCGCAGGAAAAAGTGTGCGTCGAAGTCGAATACTGCAGGGCTCCTGTGCAATTCGGGATGCTGGCCCAAGAACCTGTGGCTGAAGCTGTCGTCACAAGCGTTTGATCGGACGCCGAATTCGTCGGAACGGTTGTGCCGTCAATCTTCGCCGCCGTAGTCCCACAAGCGCCTGCCGTCGAAGTCACATCACCTGTCAGTGCTGGCATCTGCGTACAAGCCACTGACGTTCCCGTTGTCATTACCGTTCCAGACGACGGGAAGCTAGCCGTGGAATTCTGGCCAGTCCCGCCATTCGCAGTCGGGAGCACGCCTTGCACTTGAGTGGTCAGATTGATTTGACTGACTGCCGCCGTGGAGAGAAGGAAAGCGAGGATTACCAACGTGATGAGCGTGCTTCGTGGAACATCCCAGATCCACTTGCGCCGTTGTGCCCAAGGAACGTTGTCTATTCGATTGCCCCGTGCATCAAAAAAACGCATTGCTTCACCCCCATCTTATCGACGCTTCCACAACCTGCGGTTTGCCGCATTCAGTTCCGACAGATTACGCGGGCCCTGGTGATCTTGCGCGGGCTTTCTCGCCTCTTCCTTTTTTTCGCCTTCTAGGATCACGTCATCCTGCCAAACATCGGCCCAGTCGTAAACGATTCCATCCACACCCGTGATCGTACCGGCGTTCTTAGAGGCATAGAACACCTCTTCGCCCTTTTTCTCACCATACTGTTTTTTCATGTGGGCCAGAATTTCCTGACCCTTCGCTGTGAGAGGCACGGATCACCTACTTCTTGGCGCCGTTCACCTTCTTGGAATCCGTTGCAGGCTTTTGATCCGGAGGGGCTTTCGGCTTGGATTGGGCATCCAACTGCTCTTGTTTCGCGGCTGACAGCACCGATTTCTTTTCCAGTTCATCGGCCCGGTCCCGGAGTGCCTTCGCCTCTTGCGCTGCCTTGTCCGCCGCAGACTTGAAATCGAATTTCTTGGCGCCGCTCCCCGCGAGATAGAAGTGATCGGCCAAGCTCACGGGAACCTCATGGATGCCAGGTTCAAATATCACCCGCTGGCAATTCTGAAGCGTCACGCATACGCGCTTCGGAATATCCATCGTGACGGTCTGCTCGCCCGCCTTCTCCCGGTACTGAGCGATAGTGACCATCGCCGGCACGCCCGTTGTCGGCGCAAACGGAATCGCTTTTTCTTCCATGATTGTCTCCCCCGCTTATTGACGAAAAATCGGTGTGCCCGTTTTAGATGCCGTCGAAGTAACCGACCGTCTCCGGATAAACCACTTCCATGACGCCCAGGCGGCAGAAATAAGTCCGCTTGTGGTAGAGACCGTCGTATTGGATCGGCGTGCTCTGCATCAACGTCATTGGGTAACGGATGCGGTCATAGTCCCGTGTGTAAACCACCATGCGGTCCTGAGTCCCCAATGTGCCCAAAGTGCCTTGAGCACCCGCACCGATAGCCCACTTGACCGGAAAGATTTCGAGTTCCCCGCCACCGGATGTCGTAGTGAGGTTGTTTTCCAGCAAATACTTCAGGACTGACACGTTGCCGGCCAGCGAGACCTTTGCCGTGCAGATATACCCGAATTGTGCGGGAGGAATCAAGATCCGACGCGGCGCGACTGCCCACGCGCTGGATTGCCAGACGGTATTCAGGGCGGTATTTACGTCCGCCAGGATTTCATCCGGCGATTTCGTTGACCAGGAAGTAGACCCCGATGCGCCCACGACTACGTTGGTCGGCGTCACCAAACTGCTGTTCACCAACCCCGTATCGCCAAAAGCGGTGTCACCGATGTACACCTGCTCATCAATGTCCATCTCGCGTTTGAGGCGCATTGCTTCCCACTTTTGGGCGTCAATCGGACGACCCAACCGCGCGGCGCTTTCGAGTTCGGGGATCGTGTACTTGACTTCAAGGCCGTAGAGACGTAGAGGATTCGGCGTCTTGCCGATGTCCACAGAGACGTTCGTGATTTGGCTGGCGTTCTTTCCAATCCAAGCCTTGCCCGTCCCGATTGTGTTGCCAGTGCCCAAACCGCCCGGGCTCCCGTAAGTGCTCAGGGTGAACGAACTGACTTCATCGGCAATGGTGACATCTTCGCGGAGGTCAATATCCCGTCCGTAAGTCACTGCTGCCAACGGTTCGTGGAGTTTCATGTCTAGACGTTCAAGCTCGCCCACCAAGAACGCGCCGGTCGAGTCCACCGTCCGTCCATCGGCGGTTACGCACCGCGGGATAGGCTTGCCTAGGGCGTTGCCCTTGCTGTCATGCGTCCCACGAACACCGTCAAACGTGAACATCTCATCGCGGGTGAAACGCCGTTTGGATTGCATGTGTACGCTCCCCTTCGCAAATTAACGAATCCTGCTCTGCTAACCCGCCCATCCCCCCGCTACTGACTACGGGTTGAAAACCAACTCAACGATGCCGTTTGCATCTGCCGGCCCGTTGAAGTAAATCTTTGTACCCGTCGCATCCAGGGCGATATTGCTGCCGCCCGCGGAAGTCGCTTCAAAGCCGCCGAGGACGTGTGAGCCTGTGCTCGTAGCCACGTAAACCGTCACAGGAGAACCCTTGTAGGCCGACGCCACGCCATTCAGTTGAACAAGAATGTACCCGTTCTTCAGAATGTCAATCTCGCCCGAAGTCGGCGGAGTCTGCGTCCCTGGACCCAAAGAAATCGAACCATAGTTCGTTGTCGCTTGTTGCTGCAACGGGAACGGCCGCACAGCGATTCCGTAAATCGCCGTGATCCCGGAGTCCGTACTGTTGATAAGACTGCGGACTCCGTTCGGCGCAGCCGCGTCTGCCAAGCACGCCAAGCCGTAAGCCGCAATCGGATGGCTCGAATCAATCAAGCACGGTTCAGTCCAGAAAGGGTGAGCGCGGTTTACGTCCCCGACGAAGCCAGCACCCATGCGAAACTGAAAAGCCACGTCGCGGGTATTCATTCTTCCGCGCGACTTGTGCCCGATTCGGAGAGCATCACAAATCATTTTCCGCAACAGTTCGGATTTCATCGCTTCGCTCCTTGGCTTCTTTTACAGGGGTGCCATTTCTGGCACCCCTATCCCGGACGACCCACCAAATTCGGTTACTTCTTCGGACCCCAGAATTCCCGATTCCTCTTGTTCACGTCCGCCACAGTCAACGGCTTGGGCGTTTCCGTCCTTGTGCCACCGCCACTGTTCCCGCTGCGGTCGGTGGTATTGTTTGCGACCTTCTTCAAAGCAGCAACCGACAGGAACAACGTCCGCGCCTCTGGACAAGGCATTTTCTCCAAGCTGTCCGCTGTCACCGCACGGCCGCCCCGCACGGAAAGGATCATTCCATTCGTGTCCGGCGCATTGTTTGCGAATGCAAGCGCACGCTTCCGGAGTCCACAGATGTCCTTGTAGGTTTGCCCCGGTCGCTTCGCAGAATCGAACACAGGAACCTGAATCCCCGGCGCCAGGATCTCGGCCAGCGCGACGGTTTCTTGGAAGCTATCACGAAGGAACACGCTGTCTTTCGCCTTGGCCACGTCGCCGGTTGCGCCAGCGGGAGCCTCTTCCTTCAACGACCCTTCAATTTCCTTGTCATCATCGTCCGCTGGCTTGGCATGGACGACGTTCTTGATCTCTTCCAGTGCATCGTGAATCTTCTTTGCGTCGTCGTCATACCGATGGGAAAAATCATCATGGGCTTTGCGTAAATCGGTGATGAGTTTGTCGTGCTCACCGAAACGCTTCTCAAAATCGTCGCGCCACTTCTTGTCATCGTCGGACCCGCCGCCGTGCTCCAAATGAACGTGAACACCCGGAGCAACTTCTCCGCTCGCATCATCGCGCGTCAACGCAGCGAGAGCCGGTGCGGGAATTTCTGCGGCGATTTTTCCAAGGGCAGATTCGTCTTTAGCGGCAACCGCATCCTTGATCCGATCCCACAGTGACTTTTTCATTTTGCCGTCTCCTATACTACATATTGCTCCACAACGCGCCTGTTCCACAAGAGCAACGTGATTCCCCAAAATGTTTTTCTGATAGCCGTGTCCCGGGCTCGTTTCGACGTATTCCGCCGAATAGCCGCAACTGATCTCCCGTTTCCCTTCGAGAACTTCCTTGATCGTCTCGGCGTCGGTAATCAAAAGGTCTGCAATCAGAAAATCCTTTTCATCTCCCGCACCGCGACGAACGTCCAAAGACACACCCACTGCAAGTTCTTTCCAATTATCGGGGTTTACCTCCCAGGTTTCATCCTCGTTGCGAGGATGTTCGTCCACTACCGGCTTACCGTTGAAGCTCGCAATCGTCTCAGGACGGAAAACCTCCGCCTCTGGCCGATCAATGTACACCACACCGTCCGGACCTGCAGCAATCGGAGTCTCTTCCGGCCCATACAGTTGAACGCCTGTCCGCGCAATCACGACGTTACGGCAAAGAAGAAACCCCTCGGGAGTTTTCTCCTTCTTCGCGCTCAACCGTTCTGTCGTGAAAAAGTGCATAAGAAAAATTAGATGATGCCCTTATTTGAGCTTGCTGTCACTTGGAAAGCGATTCCGCCGAGCGTCCACGCGGAATAACTGCCACTTCCGCCAACGGCATTGACGTTCATCACCAACACGCCCGTACCAGTCGTGTACGACGTAACCGTCCCCGCCATGTAGTTTGCAGGGGTGCCGGTGTTAAATACGACCACTTCGTTTCCAGCGGTGTAACCCAAACCCGTCCCAGTCGTGAGCGTCTGAGTACCAAGCCCGATAGTCAAAGGTGTAGTCGAAGTTCCGTTCGCTGAGGTGAACGTGCTGCTTGACACGATCTCAAAATTGGTGAAGCCTGCTAGATTTACGTAGTAAAGCGCCGGCGTGGCCGCAGTCTGATTGACCGTCGCACCCGCCACCATCGTAAAAAGGTTGTACGTCGCAGTCACAGCCCCCGTCGTGTACGGAATCGGAAACCACGTCTGCCCGCCGTCATTGCTGGCTTCAAACTCAAACGTGACCGTGCTAACGCCACCCTGGGTGCCCGCGTAGCGGATCGTTGCCGTACTGACGCCTCCAAGGATTTGCGTCCGAGTTTGACTCGTTGCCGTGAACACCATCGGTGGGTATGCATAATTCGGCAAAGCGGAAATGAGCGTTCCGGGATAGTTCGACGTGGCAGCAACGTTGGGAGGTTTCCAACCGAGGCTTCCGACAATCAGAATTGCCGCGAGAACAACTGCCAGGACTGCGGAACGGTAGTTGCGAATGTCCTTCATTTTGATTTCCTCCACCTACACTCCATATTGCAAGTAAAAACTCGCGTTGTAAACAATCAAATTATTGTTCGCATCGAACTGCGGAGGCGGCGCCGGAAAAGTCAGCGTCACCGTCGTGCCCTCAAGGCTCGCCTGCACACCTTGGACAACTTGACCGTTTCCGATCACTTGCTGCCCGAATACGACTTGCGGCTGATTTCCTGCAAAAGTTTCTTCGACGGGGATAACACTCAGATCAATTTCGAGAGAGGTGGATTGGTTGTCCGAAGTGAACGAAAAATTGTACAGCTTTACTGGACTGAGCATTCACACCTCGTCGGGAAGAATCGGTTCGGCCCAGCAGCGGCAATTGTAAATGCAGCCTGGATTCGCTCTCTCACCGCTGGACCCCGCGATTGGTGGATCGTCCCATGCAAACACTCGATTGTTCAACTTGCGATGTAGCGGCCTAACGTCACTGTCTCCAACAGTATGCCACCGATAGTGCGTGCTGCCAACATATTTTGCGCGAGATTCCAAAAGCAGCGAAGCTGTCCGAGAAGTTTCCGTGCGAGCAATCATTTTCGCTCGGGCCACCGTCACATCACTGCTTCTGAGAATTTCTTCCTGAATTTCTTTCCCGCGTCCCGCCGTGCTCACCAACGCTTCCATCGTGAGTTTGTGGACACGTTCCGCTGCCTCTGTAGGAAGAGAGGTTATCAGCTTCACTTGTGCGGCCATCGCCTCACGCAAGGCCGCTCCGGTCGGCGCATTCCGGATTTCCTTTCTCAGAGTTCGGCCCATCTCTCGGCCTAATTCCTGCCAACTCACCCAATCTCTTCGGGCAACGTCTGCGTGCATCCGATTCGTAACCGCCAGAGCCCAAGGCTTCAACAGGTCGGCATAGCGTCCCAAGGCTTTCCTCAATCCCTCCACGTCCTTCAGCACTCCACCTGGCGCGAAACCTTTGACCAAACTCCCAACTTGCTTTCCAACGGAAGTTAGTTGCCGCTGGTAAGCCGCTTCCGCCTTACGCCCGCGCAGAAATCTTTCTCTCGCTAGTTTCCGCAGTTCTTTTGCCGATGGAGTTTTAGGAGCCACTTCAGTTCCCTTCAAGCCTCAAAACGACCTCTTCCAACCGTTTGTACTCCCAGTGATCATACTCAGTCCAAGTATCCCTTGGACGCATTCGCATCAAAGCCATCACGTACTTCGTCTGTGCAATTGCTATTTTCTTCTCCATCTCCGGAGAAAGAAAACACAACCTACACTCCTCGCACCTCGTCTCCACGTTGCTTTTCTCTTTCTAATAATAGGCGATTGGAGTCTGTGCTGGCGCACTCGTGAACGTCACCGTTGTGCCAACAAGCGTGTAATCCGTTCCTGGGGTCATTATTAAGGCCCCTCCACTGCCAGTCGGCATCGTCACAAGCACCGATCCCTTGGGAGTGCTCGGCAGAGTAAAGACCTTGTTTCCGCTTCCGACCGTTCCGACCAACGGCTGTGCCTGATTGAAGTTCGGCCCTCCCGCGTACGTCGGATTGATGCCGTACTCCAAAAGAAAAGTTGCGGAGTACACGATCAAGTTTTCGCTGCCATCATACTGAGGCGGAGGTTCTGGAAAAGTGATTGTGACCTCCGTTCCGTTCACACTCGCTGTCAATCCGGACAACGGGCCTGTCGCTAAACTGGACGCCGTGGGTTCCAACACCGCTTCTGGCAGGTTGCCGGCGAAATCCTGATTGAATGGAGCAAGACTCACGTCCACGGTAATCGAAAGCGCCGTGCCATCGGAAATGAACGTAAAGCTGAATAGCTGGACTGGAGTAATCATTGAACCCCCTCTATCGCGTGGAACAATTTACAACCGCCAGCGGCCAGGATTGTTCCCTCAACCTTTTCGCATGACCCGTTCTTTTCGAAATACTCGCAGATTCCGCAGTGAGTTTTCTTTTTGGATACGTCCACGTACTCCGCCTCTTCCTTGTTAATCTTCACGCTATCCTTGGTTGGTGGAGTTTTCTTTTCGCCGCCTTGATTCGCACCCTCTTCTCCGGGAACTCCTTCCGAGATCGGCGACGCCGGAACGTCGCTGGCCGCTTCAATGTCTTCCTCTCGGATATTTGTCCAGAGCCCCGTGACTGCACTTGTTTGTTTCAATTCTTGCAGGGCGGTCCTGTCACTGACTGGCAATGCCCCATGTGCGCTCACTACCGCTGCCGTCATTCTCTCCGCAATCTCCGCTTTTTGCTGTTCCGTAAGTTGCCACAACGGACGGAAGTCCAACCGAAATCCTTCGGGGAGTGCGATGCCGCTTGACTGCGCCTCGGCACGGTAAATCGTCGTGAGGGGATTACGGAGATCCCTTTCTTGGGCTTGCTTGATTCCATCGTAGTACATTCGCAAGTCACTCTCGCCCGTTGAGTTCAAACCTGCTGGAGATTGCCCGAACAGACGGACCAACGGAATTTGCAGGGCTCCGGAGAGTTGCTGTCCCATTTGCAAAAGCACATCACTGAGTCCGCTAAAATTAGGGGCCGTCAACGTCTCCATTTCGTCTTCGCCGTCGAGCAGCGTGATTCCTTCGTTGCTCTGGGTCTCTCGCATGAATTGAACTTGTTTGAGAAGACCCTGATAAGCGGGACCACCCGCCGCAATCAGTTGGCGCAAACCTTTGATCTTATACGTCCGGAGGTAACTCTTATAGGCCAACTGCGCGGCGCCCATGCTGGCCGAATCAAACGGCACCATGCGGTCATAAAGCCGTTCGATCACCGACAACCCCCAGAGGTTTTCCATCATCCTCTGCCAGTAGGGCAGACGGATTCCTTCGAGACGCAGACAGCGCGTGTAGTGGATTTTCTTTCCGTGGAGTGCCGGAGCATCGGTTGTCACGCGGTAAAACTTCGGCATTCCCATGAAGGGACCGTAGTCTTGAACCAAATCCTCTAAGCTCGGTTCGACCATCCAACGATCCAAGGGAAGCAAACCGCGGAATCCACCTTTCCCGACACGCTCCACCTTGAACGGCGTCGCCGGGTCTTGGCCGTCGATCAAGATAACACCTAGGGCTCCGCCGTAAAGTCGCGCCCATTTTTCCGTGTCATTGATTGCCGACCACACACTCTTCGCTACAATGTTTTCCTGCAACTCTTCGATCTGGTCCGGCTCCAACTCTCCTTTAATGTCCACACCTGCCCGGGTCATATCGTCTGCGACCAAATCGACCGCTACGCCACCCAACCAACTGCCGCGGTGAATCCACTCCAAGAGCGTGCGAATTCGGGTGATCGGGTTAAACCCATACGTCGAATTCGACATGAGATTGGAAGTTCCGATACCGAGTGCTGCAGCGAAGTTTTGGAAACTATCGAGGGTTTTCTGCGTCCGGTTATCTTGCGCCTCCCGGAGTTTTTTGTCCGCACTGAGAGCCCGCCGCGCGATAGCCTTGATGCTCCGCTTTGTCATTGAGGACGCGATCTCCGGAAGCCACTACCGTTACACTCGTAGCATAGCAGTTTTTGATGCGGAAAGAGTAGGCCTTTGCAAAGCCGACAGCGCCTTGCTCTAGGGGGAATTGGGATGCCTTGGGGAATAAGATGGAAGATCAAACCGAATTCACGGTCCTCGCGTGATACCCGGACTGAAATCAACGGCTTGTCGTCCTCCACGAGAACAGAGTATTACAGTCGTGCCCAAACTC